TGAGCAGCTTGTTGCTGCCAAGGGAGCATATCTGATTGTTTACTGAATAATGGCATTAGCTTATCCATCCTCTATTCTGCATAAAGCCTGTTGCTGCCCCACCTGCACCAAAAGCTCCACCAGAAGCTAAGGAAGTTCCAAGACCAAGGAGAGCCATTCCGGGAGCCTGTTGATACTGGGGTCTATATTGTCCCAAGATACCACCAATACCTTGACCAATATTTGCCCCAGTTCCAAAGAGACCTGTTGGAGACTGATAAAGAGTACCAGCCTGTGCAATGTCAGCCATCTCCCTTTGTCTCATAGCATCCATTAGCTGTTGAGACTGTTGGAAAGCTTCACCTCTAGCTCCTCTCCTACTAGCTGCTTGAGCTCTAAGGAGATCTCCAAACTGACCAGCCCCTCCAGAAGTTCCTAGTCTTCCTTGAGAGAGTAATCTACTCTCAGCTCCAAGCCTCTCTTGCTGTTGAGCTTCCATTAAGTCAGGAGCTACATACTGTTGATAATACTGTTGAGCTTGAGTCTGAGGATCAAAAGCACTAATGGCTCCTGCCTGAGTCTCTGCTCTACCTAAGAGTCTATCAGCAAGAGCTTGCATTTCTGGTGAGAGAGTTGCAGTTCCTAGCTTAGTCTCTGGATCAAACGTAACTCCACCTGCTGGTCCTGTTAATCCCCAAGGGGTAGCTGCTGCTGTTACATCAGCTTGAGTAGGACCTACTTGTTTTGGTTTAAATAAACTACCCATGAGTATTTACCTCTTTTTCAAAAATATGACCAACAACCTTATAGTTGTATTTCTTTTTCCAGACATCAGGATTTCTCCTAGATGCAAATCTAATTCTTTTAGCCTTTAGTTCCACAGCTAAACTCTCCAAAAACTTATCCCAATAGTCCCCATCACCATAGACATTTAGACCTACCAATGAACCATCCTCATCTAAACACCAACTTAGAAAACCATGTTCATTCTCAATCAGATTATCCTCATGGATATAGGAGTCTCCTGATTTTTCTAAATAGGTCTTGAGAGCCTGAGGTGTCACTAAGCAGTTCTCTTCCACATATAAACTGTAATGTATGGCTGAACAACATCATGTGTATGTGCCGAGCCACTTCCTGTTGAGCCTGAAGTACCGTTAACTCCATTCACAGGTGAATAAGTGCCACCATCACCTGAATCTGCCTCTGCTCCACCATTGTTTGAAATGGTATGGGTATGTGCTGGCATCTCTGCTTCTGTCAAAGCATGGCTATCAGTCTTAGCACCACCAGTTTCCTCAACAGTGTCAAAGTCTGAATCTCCAGTGTCTACACCAACTAAGACCTTACCAGCACCAAAGGCTACCCAAGTAGTTCCTCCAATTGCTGATACAACTGCTGCACTATCAGCATAGGCTGTAACTGTTGTGAAGATAGCACCCACTGGATATACCCTGCTTAACACTTCTGATCTTACAAAAGCAGTAGTAGCTACCTGAGTTGTATTAGTTCCTGATGTTGCTGTAGAGGCACTAAAGGACTCACTAGCATCACCATTCAGATCAGCCTTGGAATTTATTGCTGTCTGTACTGCACTAAACTCAGTATTAAAATCATCACCAGAAATTACCTTATCTGGATCACTGTCGCTTAGAGCATCTTTACCACTCCAGCTTACTTGTAGGTTGTAATTTGCCATATTATCTTATCTTGCCTCTCTTAGCCCAAATTGTCATGTTCTGTAATGATGCCTTAAATCCATTCATAGTTCCCTTCATCTCAAGTCTCAAGACCTTAGCTGCTTTAGATAGAGAAAGTTTATACTCACTAGGCTGGAAAGCAGGAGCATATTTAGCTGCTCCATAGAGACTTCCACTCTTGCCCCAATAGTATGAAGAACCTGCTGTAGTTGGAGATAGAGTGAAGTTAGCACTATCAGCAGTAACTCCATAGTCTCTATACCAGTTCATAGTTACATCCATATTCTTACCACCAGAGATTACAGCTAAGAATCTCTTTAGTAGCTTACTAGATGAAGGATCTCCAAAGTCTAGCCAAACGGTCTTAAAGTCTGACTGATATGTATTATTTGTTGTTGACCAACACTTACTATCTGTTGACTCCCAAGTATGTCCAGCAGCCTCACACACAGTCTGATTAGCATAGGAAGCAGTTACATCAGTCTTAATTACATCATAGTAGTCTTCATAAACAGCTACCTTACCTTCATAGTCTGAATGTCCTAAACCTATATACATTTTACCTTCTGTTGTACTAAGGAAACTCTTAGGCATTTTATTAGAATCAAAGTTCCAAGTGGTAACTCTAGGGGTATTGTCAGGATTCAAACCCTTAAAGTCAAAGACATAAACTATATTTCTATCAGGGAAGCTTAAGACATAATAACCACCACAGATACAATACTGTCCTTTACATTTATCCATATCAGCATTAACAATATGAGTTGTCAATTCATCTTTAATATTAATACTCAGATCAGTCAGTGGCATCTTATCTTGAATCTTAGTTCTTGATAGAGACCTAAGACCTGAGTTACTTAGAAAGACTATATCATCTCCTAAGGCTGCTACTGAATCTCTAGCGGCACAACCTACACCCTCAATGACTTCATCTAGGACAAAGGTAGAAGCTGCTGGATCCCAAGGATCATTATAGATAGCAATGTTCCTTTTACCAAAGATCACCAATTTACCCATAAATCCTGTAAGAGCTACAACTTCATCACCATCCCAAACTGTCTTTAGATCTATAGAGCCTGAGGCTCCTGTATTGAACTTATGACCTATGAGAGTATCTGAGTAAAAGACTACATCTTTCTCTTCCGCTATTCCTGCTACCCAAAGTCTACCAAATTCTCCTAAGCAACAACTAGGGTTAAAAGTAGAGACTCCTGTTGGTGCTACATATCCTGTAGTATCGTCCAAGTCCATCCAGTTAGTGCCATCATAATGAATAGGTTTATGACTAGCTTGAACTCCATAGAGATTACTGTTGAAGTTACAGAACTCCCAGTTACCATCTGTGATAGTCTGTGGAGTACCTGTGAATGATTGAGCATCTAAGGTATATGGAGTATTGGATGTATTAAGTTTATATATTGTGTCATTAGCAGCAGCATATATTGTTGAAGTTCCTGTCTGACTTCTATATTCAGTTATAGATTTAACAATCTTATTCTGTGCTAAGTTGGTTGTTATCTGCTTGATCCCTGCTCTAGTTGTAATACGACCTCTATCGTCCAGCATGACATTCTGAGCAGAGGTTAGCCATTGGTGCTCAAGAGCACTGGGGGAAGCCTGTCTGTTTAGACCATAGACTCCAATGGAATCTAGTACTAGAGGTTGTATTGGTTGACTAGGCATACCAGACTAATTCCTCTGAGTGTCTACCAGCATCTTGAGCTATAGAGTCTGCAAGAGCTTGAGTATATTGTAGCTGTGCCATATCTGACAATGAACCTCCATCCTCTCCACGCTCTGCAATTGCTCTAGCCCAAGCTCCTAGGATCACTGGGAACTCTGGAACTGTTAAAACATCTGTAGCACTGGACAAATCATCCTGAGGATCTACCATATTGAAATCTATATTGTAGACACCATCTGGCTTAGGATATAGTTGAGTTGTCAGAGCACCACTGGAAGTACCAGAGAGAGAATAATAATAAGGTTTATTAGAAGTTTCACTAGCACTGGGGTACTGAGTACCTTTAATCCAATCATCATTAACCCTCTTTAGGAAATACCCCTCAGACTGCTCTAGAACGCTTGTGAGGCGAGTTCTCTGTGTAGTTGAGGTCAGGGTATATGTTTTAGTTCCTGAGACTGTAGCGACTGCTTGTGTCCTTCTAAGTGAAGTCCAATCCCAAGCATCTTCTATTTCCCTCTTAACCTCATTAATGAAGTCTCCAATGAGAACTTGATAATCTGTTGGACCTGTAGATCCTATTAGATCTCCAGACCAACTGGAAGATATTGTGTCTTCCCTTAGTCTTCTTAAGACTGCATTAATGATATTTATATATGTCATTCTTTAATGAACCTCTTAACATGTACTATTAAATTCCCTAGACCTCTATAGATCTCAATTGGACTTGGGAGTATCCATCCCATGATAACTAAGATCCAAATCCAGAAAGGTATTCTCTCTTCATATATCATTTCAGTTGCAGTTAC